GAGCCAGCTGGTCCTCCGAGTTGACGATGAGCCGGCCGACCGCGGCGGCGGCGCCGGTGGCAACCGCAACCACAACAATCTTCAGATACGTCTCGGCTCGGGTGAAGTCATTGGCGAGTGTGGACAGGTTCATTGATCTCTCCATGAGATTGAATTACGGGCAGGCATGTAACCAGTGGGCGCCATTCCGTTACATGCCCGCCCATAAAGTTAAGCCGGGGTTGTGGCCGGAGTGGAGATTGCAGCCGCCGCAGCCGAAACAGCAGAGGCGAGTGTCCCAACTACGGATACAGCCTTGGTGACCGCTGCTACGCTCTGCACGCTCGTCACATGGCCGGCGGTAAGCAGGCCACTAAGGTTGGTGGCAACTGCTGTGAACAGACCGGCTGCGGTTGGGGAGGGTCCGAGATCCGTAACGATCGCACTGGCTACCGCGAGATCCTTCTGGGCCTGGGCAGAGACGGTGCCGACGACTGCTGCAGCTGCAGGATCACCAGTTGCGGCGAGTGCAACCTGCAATGCAGGGGTGACGTAGGTCAAGGCCGTATCGATCGTCTGCGCGATCTCTGGTTCCTTGCCCTCGATTTCGGTAATGACCTTCTCGAGGAAGGCAACCGTGGTGTGATCGAAACTTTCCAACTTCGTGATGATAGACATGATGATTCTCCTATCCGCCTCCGGTTGAGCCGGAGCGGGGTGCTAGATTCCTGGTTTAGCGGCTCGAGTGAGCCAGCTTGCGAGCTCATCCGGAGAAGCTCGCTCGATGACAGCGACGTTGCGGTAATAGATCTTCGACAGGGTTATGAGCTGGGCCATGAGTTTGCTTGAGTCGACTGCATTGATGGCCGCGATTGAAGCTGGTCCAATGTGCTCGTCAACGGTGACTGGCTTGCCGAGAGTAGTTACTGCTGTCTGCGCCATGCGTGCAGATATTCCAACGCCGCAGTTGATACCGACGTCCAGCAGCTTGTTTGCAGTAGGTTGCGACGTGATCAAACTAAGAAGCAGTGGAGCTGCATAGTCTTTGGCATAGATCAGTTGAGCCTGTGCCAGAGCTTCTGGCGCCGGGCAGGTATAAAACGAAGGATCGAGTTCAGGATGGAACTTCTGAGCAATACCGAATCTGGTCTTGCCACCTTGGTCAGTAGTCACAGTCCCGCGAAGTCGAGAATCCTCATCACGCAAGACATAGAGGACCGCCGCAGCAATGTTTGCCATGGTGTTTACCTGCTTTCAGTTGTGGTCGGTGATTATGCTGCTATCGGAAGAACGTAACTCCGCGGCCGGCTCAATTAGTGGCCACCCTTGGCAAATAACCCATGGATGAAGTACCCACCGACTGCTGACACCACAGCGATCGCACCTGCCATTTGGTTCTTAACCCTCTCTAGCGCGGTGACTCGCGTCTCCAGCTTGTCGATGACTCCAGGCTGACCGTTCCCCACCAGGGCCTTCAGCATGGTCTTTACCTCAGACATATCGGTGGTTAGGCCGATACGCCAGTCGTCGAGTTGCTCAGAGGACGGTGCGAAGGAGGACTGAGGTTTAGGTGCTTGGTGCTCTGGCATGGATCGTTCCTTACATACGCGTGCGGAAGGCCGGTCGAGCCGGTCTTAGGGTGAAGCGGGGAATTGAAGCAGAGGGTGAAGCAGAGGGTGGCAGGACCTAAGGACTAGGGCCAGACAACGGCTTGGACAGCCGAAATCGTGGTAGCAGAAGCCACTTGCGCGGCAAGTTCTGCATGGGTAGCTTGCTGAGCCTGGATCCACGCTTTGGCATCGGTGCCGACCTGCTGGATCTGCGCTGCGGTGTGCGGGGTGAATGCCCAGACGGCGGGGCTGCCAGACGCGCAGTAGAACAGCGTGGCGAATGTACTTTGCACGCCGGGAAGCATGGACGCCACGACCGAGGCCGTGAGGTTGAGCTGATCGGTCTCGCCCGATGGATAGAGATGCGTGGAGCCGAGCGCTGCCGAGCTAAATCCCCCAATGATGGCCTGCTTGGCATTGTTGCTGAGCAGGGTGAGCTGCTGTTGCTGTGCCTGATATAACTGCACGCTCGGCCATGCCTGTTGTAATTCAGCTAAGGTTGGCTGAGGGCCGAGCTTGGTGGCGTTCCAGTTGCCGAGTGTGGGAACAGTATTCCCTTGCTGGAAATACAAGTAATAATCGGTACCTTGCTGTGCGTTCGGATAAAGAAAATGCAGTATAGCGTTGTAGTCCATGTGTTACTCCTTTGTTACCTAGTTATCTGCGAGGATGGAACGTTTTAGTACCTGTCTTCTCGCTATACACCTTCATAGCCTGATAGGTGTTGTGTGTTGCAAGTATTCCCAACTCTGCAGGGAACATTGCAACAGCTTTTCCATTGATGGTTGTCTCTGGTTCTTCTAACGGCGGAAGCAGTGAGAAACCCATCTCTGTCAGTTCTTTCTCATGCCTAATGTTTCCACTAGCAATAGCCAGAAAGTTGCCGTTTGCCATTGATCTGTAATGAGTGCTCAGCCCGCCAGCCAGCGCCCATGCGTGGAACTTATCTTTGTCTTTCGCGTTGAATACTGTGTATATTTTCATTAGTTTCCTTCTAATAAGTTGTATTGATTGAGATCGCCTTGTAGTTGTGGGAATAAATGCGTGCGTGGGCTGTTGTTCCCGCTGCAAAGATGCGATCCCCCGCATGGATACGGTTGACCAAACGCGCCTGCACACTCTCTGTATGGCATTGCATCCATTGCGTAGCTGTGCCATGTCCCGTATCAGTCAGAACCAAAGCTCCAGCCATATCAGGCGCGAACCGTTGTGAGCCATCCGGTAGATTGAATGGCGTGGAATCGCTAGTGATAAGCTCGTGTCCTGCATCCGTCCAGAGTCTAGTACACGGCTGATGGCTAATGTTCATAGCCTCAACAGCGTGCTCTCCGTCTGTGCAGTCCAGCGGTGATCCAACCTCCAGATTGGCAACTCGCATCTCATCGTTGACATACATTTCAAGTGCGGGGCAGCCTGGAGGAGGCTTAACTGTTCCGCCACTGCCACCGGTTCCCCCACTGGCCTCTGTTTCGATTGTGCTGCCTGCGCAAATGGGAACCCAATTATCACCACAGCTTGACTGAACTTGAAATTGGATACCAGCATCCGCTGTTGCGCAGTACGCCTGCCCAAACGCGAGGGTCACAACATTAAAGCTGAGGTATAGGTAATAGGTGGTGGATGGGGTTAAACCGCTCCACGTCCAGTTGCCTCCTGGAATGTTGGAGACTGCACCCGACGGGTAATAAAGAGTCTCTGGATTCCAAACGATCTCGATACTCGTTGTATTGACAACGGTTGACAGCGTTTGTCCTGAACCTGTGACTAATGTTCCTTGCTTATTCAGGGATGAGCTGCTGCCTGATGTTACAAGGCTTGCAATGGGTGTGATGGATGATGCAGTTACGCCTCCTAGTTGCGATTGTGCTGAGGTGATGTCTATGCAGGACACATTATCTATCCACGCTGTACCGGGAAGTAATGGCCCATAGCCTACTGCGATAGAAATACCCATCGTCTTCGTGGCTGTTGCCACCGCAGTGAACTGTAGCTGCGTCCAGGTGCTGAGCGTTGTTCCACTTGGAACAAAGCAGCCAAGGCCATTCCCTCCAGATTGATTGCCATTGACTGTGCTGAGTATATTCACAGCCGGACCGTCGACGCCCTCGAAATAGATACCTACTCCGCCAGCCGACGCGCAATTTGTTTTCATCCAGCATTGTACTTGGTACACATGACCAGAGATAAACTGTGCTTGACAGACTTGGTTACACCAAGCACCGCTAGACAGATTCATTGACTGAGTGCCTAAGTAAGACTGCGAGGAATCATAGTACGCACCGGTGTTTAGATTCCACCCTGTACCAGACTGGAAGTTGGCATCGGTAAGCATTTCAGCACCGCTGATCGAAGCCTGATTTGCCAGCGTATTCACCGCACCTGACGACAAGGAGCCAACGCTTGTAGTGTTGGCTGAGGTATTCAGTGCTGTAACATCCGCACCCCATTGGCCTGTTGCACCATACGGTACGCAGGTCACACCCTCTAAATAGATATTCCCGCCAGTAGTTCCGTTGGTGCATATCTGTATGGATGCGAAGAGGCCACCTGGACACACCCACTCGAAGCTGTAGTTATTCTCCCCGTCATAAGCGAAGGGTAGGTTGATCTGGGTGAAAGAGCTAGTCCAGCCCTGCAATCCTGTTGAGGCTGACCCATAATTGACACGCATCACCGGGTTTGGGCTAACTGGAACGTCCCCATAAAAACCTGTGACAGTTATCATGTATGTTGCACCACCAACAACACTAAACACTGGTGAGGCTGCAAAGTTCCCGCCAAGATTAGATGGGCTAATAAGAATGCGGTCATTCCACGACCCAGCACCACTACCTACATCGTAGCTTGCTCCAATCAAGAACCATCCCTGTGCGTTGTTGAGGATGAACCTACCGTTTGGGACTATGCTCTCGCTGGAACCTGTGTAGACAATGGCTTGTTGTGCCGTAACATCCGCGCCAGCTTGCGAGGGCATCAGCCCAGTGATCGGTGTGATGCTGCCAGCCCCTACACCGCCCAACTGATTGCTGTTTGCAGATGTGTGATTCCCAGTGATATCCGCACCGTGCTCAGCTACAGCCCTACCTGAGCCAGTGGCAACATCATTTGCTGTGTTGCTGCCTGTAACATCCGCATTGGGAGCAGCGGGTTTCAGGCTGTCAACTGTGCCGCCTGCTGAATAGTTAAAGCAGGTTGCATCGGCGGCGAATGGTAGTGCGCCATTCAGCCCCTGTATGTTGCCATCGACGATGCTAACACTCGTCTCGCAATAGGCATTGGGGTCATTTCCAATCGAGCCGCTGTACATTTCGATGCCGTTGCCTTGACCGAGGCCGGGGTATCCGACAAGAAGATAGGCGGAACGATATTGGAATGATGGGGATGCAAACAAGGTGGAAGCACCACAGCGATACATGGCTGCAGGCAGACCGCCGCTCAGATGGTTACCTTGGGGCTCATCATCCGTCCAGATGATGACGATGTCACTCACTGTGAGCGCATTCAAAGCGTTTGCCATAGCCGGCGCATTCGCTGAGTTTCCAAACACATCGTAGGTGGTGATGGATATGGTCGCCATAGTCGAGCGACTAATCACCGCTACGTTGTAGGATCGTGACCCTGAACTCTGAAGGACGTTATTCAACCAGAGTCCTGGCGATCCAATGGTCGCTGAATCTCCATGAGCAGCAACCTTCCAGTTCTGGATACCTATGGAAGACGAGACCCGCTTATAGGAATTACCATCCGCGAGATTGTCCAGCGACTGGTTGCTCAGTGATGCGGTTGTGGCGCTTTGGTGTGATGCCGTAACATCAGCGCCAGCCTGTGATGGCATAAGGCTGGCGATGGGTGCGATGGCTGAGAGCGATGTGGTTGTGCCGCTCACTGTCGCGCTAGACGATAGTTGCCTACCTCCAGTAATAACGCCTTGCACCGCACTGGACATTGCACCGTGCGCCAATCCTGTTGTCGAATTGGTCGCAGCCACACCGGCGATATAGGCAGTCATCACCGATCCTGGCTGGATCATGGGAGCCGCTGCCAGAAGGACTCCACCAGAGGAGATGGTGCTGGCATCCACGTCGAAGATCAGCACTACAGGGACAGCCGTTCCAATGGCTACACCAGCGGGGCTGAATGTAAAGGTGGTGCTGACGCGGCCCGTCTGTCCTGGGGCCTGACCAATACCCGCATAGCCGACACTAACAGCCGTGTTGAATAGCGACCAACCTGGCGATCCAGCCGTAATATAGTACGCGTCGATAAATCCGCTGAGGGTGTAGGTCTGTCCCGCAACCAGTTGGAATGGTGCGGACTGTGTGAACTGAAACTCCCCACTGGCAGCAGCAGAGACTATCAGCGCCATGCATCCCGGTACAGGGCTGGCAGGATCAGGATTGCTGGTGGAGATGGCGTCTGTCACCGACCACGCAGAGCCGGGATTGCTCCAATATGCCGACGGGCCGATGCCAAATTGGAGGTTGCTGTCGGGTACAAGGTTTATAGCTGGAGTCGCGTATATGGCCGTCGAGTTTATGGTGGCAGCGATGGCGCTCAGCAGGGCAGACTGCGCCGAGTAGGCCGCCTCAAACGTGCTGGCAAAGGTTGTGCCATTGATGTCTGTGAGTCCCGTCGCGCTGTACCACGGAACAGGGCTGGTCAATCCGCCCAGATAGGTTATGAGCGCGGAGATAGCATCAACGTATGTCGTATAGGTTGCAGTAGTCGATACGCCGACAGCAGCCGCCTGCCCCTCGTACAACGTCAGGTTAGACAGCAGCGTGTTGTAGTCCGCCACAATCGTCGCCTTCGTACCGGGCAAGAGCTGGCTCGTCGTGGACAGCGTAGTCATGAGGAGGTCTACAGCAGCCGCGGCTGCCGAAGCTAAGCCTGCATTGGTGTTGGCAGTATTCGCCGTCTCCTGGGCGGCGGATGCTGCCCCTCCAGCGGCACCCACGGCAGTAATGGTCGTTGCGAGTACAGTGGACAGCATGCTGCCTTCATCACCGTAGTAGACATCCGCCGCGCTGACATTGAGCAGCGTGTCGCTGACGATAACCGGTCCCACTTGATTCCATTCAGAGCACAGTCCTGTTTGCCGAACTGCTTGCACCCGAACATAGGCGATTGTTCCATCACTGAGGCCCGTGATGCTGAATGCTGTGGTATTACCGCCGATTGTCGTAACGGCATTCCACGTCACCGCCCCATCTGTCGATATTTGGACATTATAGGAACCGCCGTCGACCACCATCGTGTCCGGCGTGGGTGTTGAGAACGTAGTCGAGCCTGTTGCCGTGGATACAGTCGGCGCGTTCCAAGTCACCAGGATTGCTGGCGTGGAGATGCCCACCGATGAATGGACCATCGTGGCTGAACCGGATTCAGCAACTAGATTGGTTACCGGAGCGCACAGTGATACGCTCGGTGCGGACTGTGACATGCCAGTGGGCGTGTTGGCGAGCTCATCGGTAATGACCGTGGTCGCCTGGCTCACGTCGTTCAGCAGAACTTCGCTGTTTACACACCATTCGTAGATGCTTGGATCTGTCTCCTGAATACCTATTTTGTAGGTTGGAGCACCGATCTTGTCGCTGCTGGTGCCGGTCTCGAGAGATGCGCTGGTGACAGTGAACAGCTTTTGCGTCCAGCCATAACGAGGGTAATCAAACGCGATGTTGTCGACCGGCGTGATGTTGTAGCTTTCGAGCGATAGCGTCAGTGATCCAACACCCTGCCACCGATTGCGTCGGAGCATGATCTTGGATAATCTCTGGCAGCAAGCGTGGGAAATGGTCAGAGGGAAGTTGACCTGTTGGATGTACTCCACACCGCGATCTTGAGTCAACCATTGATTGATGCCATAATTACGCGCGGGGTTCTCCGAATATGGAACCATATCCGTCTTCTTCCATTGCGCATTGAAGTTGTCGAATAGGGCCGTGTTTTGGTATACGTCAATGCTCGGACCCATCGTTGTCGTGAAGGCGGCCGGGCTTACGAATTGGGCTCTAACCTCGTTGAATAGATCCCGTGCTTTCTTCTTCGGGCTGTAGGTCATAGGCGCGACCATAGAGGCCGCGGTCAACACACCTGTAGGCATACCGTACCAAATGCCAGGGAAGATGTTCCACTGTCCGCCGATATAACTGAGACTGCCGGCCATCGCCGATAACATGTTATTGATTACTTCGCCCGACGCCTGGCTTGAATCAATGCAGCCATTGATTTCGAACTGATTCTCCCACGCAACGGTCACATTGTTGATCGTTTGGGGGTTGGTCAGGATAATCTGCTCATCACAAACATTGGCAGCTGCGACTAACTGCTCCATATTGATGTCTGCCCACGTAAACCCTGCCCCAAACTTAGTGTTGGTGAGGTAGTAGGCAAGAACCAATGCAGCGTTGGCCGTGTATATCAGGTATGCGGGGTTGGTTGGGTTGGTGCCTGGAGCCGTGTCCAATCTTGGATCATAGATCTGATTGCAACCGTGAACGTCCTGCGTCACGGTTGGGGGATTGCCATTCCAGTTCGCGTTCCACCAATACCGTAGGATGCTGTAGGCTGTGTCATTTAGAACGGCTGTGGTTCCCCAATGGGGCACACCACCGTTATGAAAGCAGTCGAGGGTATAGTCTGGGTCTGCCGCGTTCTGAGTACCGTTATATTGAGATAGCCAGAAGCGCGGATTCCCATCATAGTAGAAGTTAGAGTACTGCTGCCAGTTCAAATCGGTACATTGAATGTTCTCGACATTGCCACAGAGAGTGTTACCCTTTAGCCCGTTTGTACCGGGGTTGATAAAGGCCTGTTGACCGTTGAGATAGATTGCATCGTATGATTCGATTGGATGGCAAGCATGGGCGATTGCTTCCCACAGCCATCTGTTGCCGGTGCCGGATACGGAGCAATCAATCTGCGCTCCACCGATACGCTGCCGGCCGAATACAGCGATCCAATCGGATGCTGCCTTACCACGAACTGCAAAACCTGTCCCTTCGCCAAAGCTCAATTCCTGCATAACGCCGGAGACAGTCATCTCCACTCCGGCCATGAACACAGGAATGGCTGCGAATATCCAAGGTCCAAGGAAGACGCCAACTGCAGGTACCATTACCGATACCACGGCGGCTGCGACGAGCGCTACTCCAATGATGATTTTCATGCTATACGCCACGCCCTTGTGCAGTTGCCCATCGCTTTGATTCGAGCGGTACCTGTATCGTGTACACCGATCGCATGAATTCCGTCGAAGTCCATAACCAGCAATGCAGGTTGACCGTCCTGTGGGTTGAATACGACATCGCCGCGCTGTGCATAGACGATGGGGATCTCGGTGAAGCCGTTCGTTTTGGCTATGTTGGCAAAGTGATTGTCGAGTCCACCAGCAGCAGCGAATTGCTTGGCTGCTCCTAGCTCCGTGCTGTAGGTTCCGCGCACGCCTTCGGCAATATCGATACCCGTAAGCTCCTTGATATGGTCGGAGACAAACATCGCGCAGTCGTTGGTCCCGAAGGCAAAAGGTACCGTAGCCCGGGCGGTCAGGAAATGGTGCATCCTTTCCTGCCACTGATAGTGACGGGGGTGCGTTGCGTGCGGACACGGCTGTGCGAAAGTAGATTTCATAATCTCTCTTGTGGAAGATGGTGTTACTTAGGAGATCGTGTTGCCCCAGACCGCAACATAGTCTTGCAGGTCAGCGGTGTATAAGAACCCTGTGTCTCCTGGGTATAGTTCGCATTGCTGAGCCTGGGTCCAGCGGTAAGTTCGATCTCTCTGCAGCTGAGTCAATCGGTTCTCGACATCCAGGGCGATGGACGATAGACCACTAGCATCTTCAGTGATCGTTATCCCGTCTGTTTGGCCTGCGAAGCTTACGATCGGCACTCCGACAACGTTGTTGCAGTCATCCAGAACTACGAAGAGAATGTAGACATCGCCGCCTTGCGGTATGTCGGTTAGAGCCTCGGAGATGTTGGTGGGATCAACGCCATTCAGGGTGAGCGTCACACCTTGCGAGATGACGCTGCTAGACTCTGCGATGGCCGACATGTTTGTAAGTGCTCCAAGGCCAAGGTAGGTATTTCCGTTATAAACAACGTTTCCGTATCCAGTCCATGCAAAGACAGTACCGCTGAGGGTTGCGATACTCACGAGCACGCCCATCCGGATATTGCCTGTTGCCATCTCTGCTAAGACTGTTGGGTTTATATTGCGAGGCATTAGAGCGCCTCCATGCACTGAATTGATGGAATCGTATATCCAGCGGTCAATGAGTAGTTCCAATTACGATCAGCTTTGGCAAGCCTGAAAAGACCCTGTGTATTGGTCGTGATGATTGAAGTGCCGGCAACCGGATTGTCCCGAAGCTGAGGGAAGATGCTAATGGTTGCTCCGCCTGTACCGTTGGAATTGACTGGCTCCAACACCTTGTAGAGCCGATAGCCAATCTGAATTGAGTCACCAGGTAAGAACAGATTGTTTTGTGAGGCTGGAAAGCCGGCAACTACGATGCTATTCAGGGTTGTCGCGGACTGGAAGGTCAGTCCGGTACCTGCATAGCTTCCGAGCGGGACCGCCTCAGCAGGATTGCCAATAAGGAAGACATTGGTCTGACCCCGGAGCTCCAGCAGGAATGCTTGCCAAGGTTGCGCCTGGGCGCGACTCATTGCAGGATAGACAATCATCAGAGTCCACCACTGAGCGGCCCAGTTATAGATCGACGTGGCACCAGACCACGGCGACTGGCTGGCCGACGTTGCGTCGTGAGCCGTGAACTCCAGTTCAGTCAGTGCGCTGTTAGGGGTTTGAATGATATTAGCCCCGTTGAAAACCCCGATGATCATTATGGTTTCCTCTTTGCGATGTCGCGTGTTGCAGCAACAGACTGCTGCACCGCTTGCTGTCTCGAGTGATCGATCGCGGCTTGAATATAAGCTGCTGTCTGAGCTGGATTGCTGGTCTGCCGGGCGTCGATGTTGTAGGTATCTCCACCGCCGCCACCACCTACTGCAGAGTGCAGCGATTGGTTCGGCGTGATATGAGCATCAGAACCGAAGTATGCTAATTCAGGTCCGTGCTCACCTACCATCGCCATAGTTCCAGCCTGGGCGTTACCACCTGTTGCGAAACCCATCAGTGGAGCGGCGAAACTCATCTTGCTTATGAGTCCGGATAAGAATCCGCCGCTATCGGATGCTTCGGCCACTCCTGATGCGGAACCGGTAGAGCTTCCTACACCAAGATCCGCGCTCTGCGTCCACAGCGCGTTGGCCTTGCTCGATCCATCTTTCTTGCCGCCAAGATGGAGAAGCTTGTCTACTCCTTTGATGGCCATTCCTTCGCCACCTTTGAGAGCCGATCCTTCAGCATCCTTGCCCATAGCCAATCCCATTGCCTTGAAGCGATGGCTTCCAGGCTTACCGGGATTCAGGATGGCATTGTTGACGTCCGAGAGGGACTGCATCACAAACTGACCCAGCACCTGGCCAACATTCGTGACTTTAGCTGCGAACTCATTGAGCGCAGTAGAGACGCCACCGACTGCTGTGGTTAGATAGTGTGCCTGTGCATCCTGTGTGGCTTTCAGTTGGCCTTCTGATGTAGTGGAACCGATCTGGCTTTGAACTTCACCCTGCTGGCGCGCGTTGGCTTCGTCCATGTTCTGGCCGGTGATGGGGTTGTACGTCCCCTCGGCCTTCAGCTTCACCAGCGCGTCTTTCAGCACCTTCAACTGCGCTGCATTCTCCAAAGCATCATTGCTCATCCTCTGCGAGGCAGCCTGCTGTTCAGACATGGCTCCGGTCGCAACCTTGAGGCTGTTGGTGTAGTTATCCATTTCGTTCTTCGCTTTGATCGTTGCAAGCGCAGCCTTGTCGGATAACTCCAGACTGAGATCATCGAGCTTCTTGTTCAGGTCCTTCGGCAGGAAGTTGTTCAGCTCCGCCATCTTCGGGAGCGGCAGCGGGTCTTGCGTTTCCTTGTTGACCAGATCATGCAGAGCTTTCCACTGCTCTTTGTTGGCGGCGACCAGGTGCTCCATCGCACCCTTGTATTCCACTGAGCCCTTGGCGGTGGCTTGCACAATAGCCATCCAGTACGCAGCGATCTTGTCTGCATCTTTCGATGGGTCAAGGTATCTTGCATCCAGCGTTGCTTGATCTTTGTCCAGTGCGGCCTTGGATGCCTTGTCCGCTTCCTCCTTGGCGTTCTTATCGCCGCTGTGTGCAGCAATGTAGTCCTGGTTGTCCAGGCTGCCCGCGTCCCCTTTAGTAAGGGCGTTATTCAGGTCTATGGTTCTAGATCCAGCAGTAGCCGCCGCCTCCAATGCATAGTTGTGGTTGGTTTTTCCAGGTACGGTCACACCAAACCCGTCGGTGGAGTCCTTAGTGGTGGTGGTGTTTGCCGTTACTAACGCGCCTAGACGACCCTTCGAGTCGTTCCCCGCCCGGATGTATGCTTCGTCGCCTGCCTTCTGCGCTGCGGTCTTGTCTCTGATGCTTTTGGCGTTGGCGACATTCGCTTGAGTTTCCTCGGTGATCTGCGCGATGCGTGCCTGGTAGTTTTCAAGTTCGCCCTTTACCGGGCTGTCACCAGGACCGAGGACGCCCATCCGCTGCCAGACGTTTTCCTCTTTGATGCCATCGGATATCTTCTTGATATCTTCGGTGAGTTTGTCCCCTAGTTTTCCAGCGGAAACGATCGCCTCATCTATGGCGTCCTTCAATGCATTGCGGGGCTTGTGCTCTAACTTATCTACCTGGTCTTGCAGCTTGTCGTTGGAGACAGTCTGCTCTTCGACGGTCATCTTCAGAGCGGCAAGTGAGTCAGTCCAGGCCTTCGTCTGCGCCTTACCCGCCTCCTCCGACTTGGAGATAAACTCAGCGATCTTCCGGCCTGCTTCGACCACCACAGAGATCAGTGCGATGACAGCAATCGCGTCAAAGGCGGCATTCATTGCCGTTGCGACGCCGGGCAACTCGGTCACAAAGTTACGCAGACCGCGGGGCAGGCGGATGCCGATCTCCTCGCCGAGCATCATCACGCCTTCGCGCGACTTCTGCATGGACTGGCCAACGGATTTCCCGGCCTCTTCGGACTTACCTTTGAATTGGTCCAGTTGCTTCTGAGCTTTGGTGATGGCCGCCGAGTAGGTGTCAGCGTTCATGCTCAGCACGACTTGTACGGTATTTCCGGCTGGCATGGCTACTCCGATTCGATGTTGCTGGCCTTGTCGGCCTTGGTGATGTTGGACAGAAATGTGGTCTGGATTGCTTCCTGCACCGCGCCCAGAGACGCCTCGAAGGATCGCGACACAAATGGGTTGGGCTTGGTGGACTCGCCTGTGTCCGTCCCGTGTTGGGCGCGGCCACCATAGTGGATCTTGTGCCCGTCTTCGACCCATCGGGCCACGTGCGCGGTGTACTTGCCAAACTTGACGACCGCATAAGGCCGGTCGACCTTCTTGCCAGAGAGCTTGATGATCACGTCAGATCGGAGAGCCCCAACGGGAAGCGCGGAACCCGACGGGAGGTCGATGCGCGTGGGGCAGTTAGCCTGGATCTCGTGCTGCTCGATCCTCGCGCCCGCTTTGAGAGCTGAGCGCATGGCCTTCTCTTTGATCTCTCCGTCCAGGCCTTTCAGCATGGACTCCACAGAGCTTATGTCGACGTTTATAAAACTGCTCACGCGGGTGTCTCCGGTTTCACTCCAGCCCATGCGCGGAACGCATTGGCTACAGCGTCACGCTGTTGGGTGCTGCGCTCAAGAGCGATGCGCTCTTTGATGACTCCCCACTGGGAAGGCATGAAGTCCTTAGGCTGTACAGCAGTCTTTGGGCGACACATGCCGCAGTTGATGGTGGCGGCGATCAACTGCGCGGTCATCAACTCATCGTGCTCGACGCGGTTCTTATGGTGGCGGACGAGAGCGTCAAACTGGCGGGGCGTGCATGTCCAGAAGTCATCCTCTGACAGGCCAAGGTCGTTGCGACCTGTGGCCCATATCGATAGCCATAAGGCTTCATAGGTGGGTGGAGTTTCGCCACCCCCTAGTCGTTTGGGCTTGCGTCCTCGTCGTCCGGGTCCTTCTGGGCGGCGATGTAGGCCTCGAGGAGGGCGTCGAATACCTTGTTGAGGTGCGGCAGCGAGATGAGGCCCAATGCTTCCAGGTAAGTCATCTCGGGCTGATCACGCTTCAACGCGGCGTACAGTAGAGCGGCCAGTCCGGAGGCGTCGAGAGCAGAGAGGTTCAGCGACTGGAGAAGGTTTGCCTGGATGCCCTGCTTCTTCAGAAGCGCTTCGGCCGTGGATAGAGCGGCGAAGTCAAGGTGAAGGGTGTATTCCTTCCGCTTGATGGTCAGAGTGGTTTGCTTAAGCGTGGCGTTCTCGTTTGCTGCGGGTGTCATACACTCTCCAAACAGATGAAAAAGGGGATTAGGAATCAATTCCCAATCCCCTTTGCTTACTTATGAAACGGGCGATTAGGCGCCGGCTGTGAAACCCTTCGGTCCACTGATGTCCAGAGTGAAGGAGTTCTCACTCTGCTTGGAGATGTCGATATCGAAGTCTCCAGCAGCGCTCACGACGGCGCTGAACGTGATCGTGTCGCCGGTGGCGAGCTGACCAGGAGCCAGCGGCAGAACCACCTTGAAGTCATACGCGACGGACGGCTGAGCGTTGAAGGCCGCGAGGACTGCCATCTGTCCGGCATCACCGGAGATCCGAGTCGTGGTCAACGTGGCGTTACCCGAGTCGAGCACGGTGCCGAGCTTGGAGGCGACACCGCCGGAGTCGAACGACGTGGTCGTCACGACGCCGCGCTTGGCGCCGGCGAACTTGGCGGTGAGGACTTCACCGATGGGGACGAACGTGTCCGTTCCGACACCGGTGACTCCACCGATGGAGATAACTGCGCCGGTACCGGCGGCTTGGGCTTTCGAGACTGCTGATGTGGGCATTGTGGATCACCTTGTGTTGAGATTTGTGGTGCTGGTTGAGGGTCAGGCCGCGGCAACGTACCCGAAATAGAACTCGATGGTGCAGACGTACTCGAGATCGTCGGCAATGAACAGGTCCGTGCCTGTGATCTGCTCAGAGGAGGAAACAAACGACCCATCCGAGAGCAGGCCGGTGTAGCGATTCAGCACCGAGATCAGCGTCTCTTTGACCGTGATGGCTTGGAGGTATGACCCGGCGTGGATTGCGAACTCAATCCTCTTGCGCTGGTAGCCTGGACTGGAGAATGACGCTTCTGACTGCGAGCCGACCAGCTTGTAGGCGATGGCCGGGAGCGTGGGATTGGTGGGCAACTCGATGGGGTAGATCCGGGCGGCGATCAGGGCCGAGAGGGCTGGGGCGGAAGTGAGCAGAGTGGTGAGGCCGACTTCGAGCATTACTCGGACTCCTTCAGCTCATAAACCAGCAGCGATAACTCGACGTTGGCCTGCTTCGGATTGAGCACCGCCTCGATGAAATACGTGTGGACCACGCCCGTCGCCGTCTCGGTGTAGATCACGCGCTGGTTGGCTGCGATGATGAGTGACGACGTGTACCGGATGGTGATGTTGTGGGTGGCCTTCGAGACCAGCTCAGAATTGGCGGGAGTCAGCTGCCCACGGAGGACATCGATGCTCGCCCAGCAGGTATAAATCTGAGACCACACCTGGAGTTCTTGTCCGGCTGCGTCCTGCGTCGTGGTCTGCGACTGGATCTGTACACGCCTGTTCAACTTTCCGGCGTTCATCGGTAACCAAACATGCTGACCTTCTCTGAGGCCAGAAGGGCGTTGACACCGAGCGGAATGTTCTTGAGGTTTGCCTCGCTCGAGTTACTACGGTTCTCGTAGAAGTGATTTACCAGAAGGAGAATTGCGAGCATGACGGTCGACGGGCAGTTGTTGACTTTAACGCCGTCTCCGTATGAGCCGGCAACGAATGTGATCTTGACCGAGCCTGGCATGAAGGTCGATACAGCCGGCCATGCGGCGCCTTGCACTGGAGCAATGCGGCCTGGAGTAGATGTGTTGTCGACGATGTAGGTCGAAGGATCGAGCGTCTGAGTCGCACCGGAGTTGTCGACGTAGGTGATTGACGTGACTGATACCAGGTTGGCGCGGGGAATGTCGATGGTGAGCTTGTCCCAGAATCCGTAAGGGTAGGCGGACGACTCGACTGGGTTGGTCGTGCTGTAGTTCCAGCAAGCGGGAAAGAAGTCCATGGTGCGCAGCCATGTTTGGTTGTAGAAAGCGCGATGCGTGTATTTCTCTCCGTACTGGCGCGCGGCGGTAATGTATACCGCGATCAAGGCATCGTCGTCGGTGTAATCTACACGGCACTGGCTCTTGGCCAGATCGACGGTGACTGGCTCGACGGCGGGCTGCACAACGATTTGTAGAGAGAGCGGCATTAGGACCTAACAGCGCGTTCGCGCCGGATCTTGGGTGGAGTTGAAGCGATAGACACGGGCAGGTTCTGTCCCGGCTGATTTAGCGTCCATACTTGTGCATGGCCTTCATCGATTAGCTTCTGAGCGACGGCGTCTGGCAGGTCGAACAGTTCATTCGTAATCAATGGGCGAGGCGATAGCGAAGGGTCGAGAAACGACTTGGTGATTCTGATCTGCATGTGGCGGGGAGCCTCGTTGGAGGGTAAGTTGGATTGGACGGCCCGCATTCGAGCCGTCCGTCCAGGTTGATTACAGCGTGTGCAGGGCCAAAATCGGGTGAGTCCCAGCATCCGTCGAGTGACCACCGACGCGGGCATACGCCACGAAGATGGTTTCGAGCGAATCCACGAAGCGATCATCCGAACGCCGGATGCTCATCGGGCCATCCGTGCGGAGCAGGTATCCCTCGTTGAAGTCGCCATACAGCACGCCGACATTGCCCGAAGTGAAGGCCGTAGGGAGAGGCTGCGACAGGACGATCGGACGGCCCAGGATGTGATCCAGAACGCCGGAGTTCGGGTTCGGGATGAACAGCGGACGACCGAGCGTATCCTTGAGACCCATGACGCGGGCGCGGGTGGTGGAGTTCATCGCCCAGTTCGCATTGCCTTCATACGCGGGATCGAGCGCCGAATAGATCGCCACGAAATCGTCGTAGCCGATCAAGCCAGCCGCCTCGGAAGTTGCACCAAGCGTTGCAGTCGACACGACGGACGCCACGTTGGACGCATTGCCGTTTGCCAGCAAATACTCCAGCCCGCGGAAGTAGCGAATGCCGAACTTAGTCTTGATCCAGGAAGCGACATCGAAGCTGTTGTCTTCGAGCTCCTGATAGCTCACCTTCACGGAAGTCGCGACGGTGTCCACCTGCATGATGAAGCCACTTACAGCCGGATCAGCTTCACCCACGAC